CTTGGTGAATGTGTATCTTTTAAGTAAATAACCTTATCATTTAATGGAGAAGGGTTCTTTTCCAAAACTTCATTAATTATAGTTAATGAATGTGTAGTTAAAATAATTTGTAAATTTAGTAAAGTTGCATATTTTTTAAGCTGCTTCATTAAAGCCATCTGTGCTTTCGGATGTAAGCCAGATTCAATCTCATCTATTACTAAAATCCCCCCTGTAAATTCGTCTCCAATATTTTTTTTAAGGTGATGAAATGAAACCAATGCAGTGATAATAGAACTCAAGGAATCTTGACCAAGTGAAATACTTAAACTTGGGTAATCAAAATTTGGAACTATTGATTGCTTATTAGTTTGCTTAAAGGAGTGTATATAGCCCTTTTTTTCTGTTGAATGAAGAAATGGAATTGGAATAACTTCATTAAATATTGAATAAATAAGATTTAAATCATCTAAATGATTTACCTCTTTTTTGTTAACTTGTTCCCACTCAAATTCTCCAATCGGGCTCATTCTGCTCATACCTAAATATAATGTAGGAATCTGTATTTTTGCAGCCCCACTAATTTTATATTTAGTAGAAATTTCAATTGGAACTTTATTTTCAAGTCTAGGAATAATGCGCATTCTATAAACATAACATTTATCTTCTGTAAGAGCTTCTTTTTGTTTGTCAGTAAGTTTTTCATGAGGAACTTTTACTAAAAATTTTTGAAATTGTTTTTTTGAGATAAGTTGTTTATGTGTACCAGTTACTTGACACTTTTTAATAATCTCATTTCCCTCAATTTCATAATGAAGATTCGCACTATAATATTTAGGTTCAAGATCTTTTAAGTCTTTATAATAATCTAAAAAAAATAGTTCACTAAAGTCTGCACGGAAAGTCTTGTTTAAAAGAGTTTTATCATCTGTATATTCTGAACCATTAGCTATTAACCCAAGAATCGTTGATTTACCAATTCCATTGTGACCTGCTATTACCGTTATACGAGGTGCAATTTCCAAGTTTAATCTTTTTAAACTTCGAAAACCTTGATCATCAAAAACAATTTTTTTAAGTTTCATAATTAACTCAAAGTGATTTCAACCATTCAGTAAATTTTTAGAATGCTTTGTAAAAATTAGCATTTAAAATTAAGAAGAGTTAATTACTAACTTTTTCTAACTCTTCTTTTTCCCCGATAAGTATATCTCATTGAATCAATTACTTGTCCAATAAAATAGCAGTCTTCATCAATCGGTATAATATTGGGATGAAAGTTTGGATTAATTGCTTTTAGATAACGTGTTCCATCTGATTCAATTACTAGTTTTTTAAAGGTAGCGTCCCTATCTTTTCGAACAACAATTATATCTCCAGATTGCATATCTGAATAATAAACTGTCGGATCTACAACAATATAATCACCTTCAATAAAATCAGGCTCATTACTTACACCGCGCACTTTTAAATAAAAACACTTTTCGCAATCATCTGGGAGAGGGAACCATTCAGTAACTTGAGTCATATCAACAGATTCAACATTAGTAAAATTCCCTGCTTGCACCCATGATAAAACAGGAGCCATACGAGCTTGGACTGGTGCTACATTTGAAGTAACAAGTTCCCCAACTACACCTTTTTTTAATTCTTCCGCAGTAACCCCTAGAGCATTTGCTAATTCAAGTATAGAACCTGTTGACTTGGCATTTCCTGTTTCAAGATCAGAAATTACAGATTGTTTTACACCTGATTTCTGCGCTAACTCTTTTTGAGTCATCTTTTTTGCTTTACGTATTGCTTTTAAGTTTTCACCCAAAGTAGCCATATGTATTTCCTTTAATACTTATATCGGAATTCTGATACAAATTAGTATCGGTTTGGCTATTGTTTAAATATCGGAAAACCTATATATTTATCTAAAAATATAGGAGCTTCGCATGAATCAATGGCCAAACATGATTTCAGATTTGCGTGAGAAGGGCTTAACACAAACTCAAATTGGCACCGAAATCGGGTGCTCTCAGAATTACGTTAGTGATTTAGAGCGAGGGGTATGTGGTAAACGCTTATCGCATGAAATTGCAACCAAATTACAAAAGCTTTGGAAGAAGCACTGCAAAACCAAACAAGTGGCTTAGGTAACAAGATGAGCAAATTATCAGTTGATATATCTGCAAGCGCGAGAAATGGCGTATCCCGCATATTGCATGGTCTTGATATAAGCAATCAAAAAGAGATTGCTGAACAATTAAAAGTTGATCCAAGCACCATTACTCGGCTTAAAACAGATAAGAAAAACAATGGTTTGAATGAAATTGAAATGTTTTGCGAGCTATTGAGCTTGCTTGGTTTAAAAGTCGTTCCTAAAGATTATCAGAGTATTGATAAGGAACGTGTTGCTGCACTTTTAGTCATGTCTAAAAGTTGGATGAACCGTATAGAAACGGTGGATGACTTATTTCATGACGAAATCAGTGGTCAAAAAGAAAAGCTTGGATAGTAAAAAACCACTACCTGCGCAACCAGGAGTGGTTTATAGGCATTCAATTGAGGTGGATCAAATGAACACAAACAATTTATCAGAACAACCAATCGAACTCAACTCACCTGATTTTTTAATAGGTGACGTTGTAGTGCTTACTAAAGAGTGCCGTACTTTCAAATCAAATGATTTGTTTGAAGTTAAAAACAAAACTTTGACTAGTTTATGGACCATCAAATCAGAGAATCATTTGATTCTAGTTTCTTCAAAAGAAATCCGCACAGCAACAGTTGCAGAACTTAACGCTAAACGCCGACTAACAAGCGCTGAGCAAGCATTAGCGGAGGTGTCATGAGCAGCTTTACACAGCAAATCAAAGATTCTCGTCAGCAAAGTGAAATCCAATCTTTTTATGAGCCTGCATTGCGAGTGCTTGGGCACCTATTTGAGGTGAAAAAGCAAAATTTACGTAACAAAGGTTATGACGAAAATAATGCGGCGGTAACCAAAGTTGAATTTTCAGAGGCTATGGCTCGTCAATTTCGCATAACGCAGTGGTTAGCACAACAGATTGTAACTAGCTTAACCAAGGCGTATTTGGTTGATTCTTTTGGAGGCTATGTTAAGCCAAAGGATGGTGAAAAGTGAGATATGCAGCAAGAAGAAAACAGGATATTTCCGTTTCCACCACACCGCTAGAGGTGGTAATTCCACTGGAACAACCAGTAAAGATCTATTCGGCTAAAGAATTAGCAGCTATGCCACTTTCAGTTATGAATGCCGCAATTGAGGCTCAGGAAAGATTTTATCAACTTGAAGAATTAACCCATATGGGGGGGCCGGCTATAGCAGTTCGCCGTCTCATGGAGGATGGGCACAAACTAATTCAGGTGAAAGAAAAGTCTCGTATTCGCTACAAAATCAACAACGAATTTATTCCTCCAAGAATTATTCGTCAGTTGGAAATGCGCGGTCTTGTAAAATTAGGAGCAGTCACTGATGTATAAATATCTCCACCATATCAGCGACTTTATGGTTGCTACAGCGCACCTTAGCCCAGTTGAAGAGTGCTTTTATCGCCGTGCTCTCGATTTTTATTATTTGAATGAAAAACCATTACCCAAAGAAACCCAGTCGGTTTTTCGTCGGTTACGTGCAAATACCCAAGAAGAAAGGGATGCAGTATTAATTGTGCTGCAAGAGTTTTTTGTGGAAGAGGAAGACGGGTTTCACAACAAACGTTGTGATTCAGAAATCGCCGCTTATCAAAAAGTAGGGGATAAAAATCGTGAAAATGGTAAGAAAGGTGGGCGTCCACGTAAGGAAAAACCAAAAGAAAACCAAAGTGAAGGCGACTCGGTTAATTATGAAAACCCACAAAAACCCAGTGGGTTAATTTTGGGTTCTGAAAGTGAAAGCCAAAAAAACCTTAACCATAAACCGTTAACCGATAACCAATATATAGATAGTAGTAGTAATGCGCGTGAAGAAAATTCGCAATTAACCCCAATTCAATTTGCTCAGTATCAGATCGATGATCACAAGCGTTACTCAATGCGTGAATTCATTTCTGAATACTCAGAGTTTCAATACGATTTCATCTCACTTGCTCAACAAAGATTTGTTTCTGTACCTGAAATCGACTTGAGAACCATGATTCAAAATTTCGGTGACTGGTACTTTGCAAACGAATCAAGTTCGTTGAATACACCAAGCATCTGGTTGGTTAAGTGGTTCTCTTGGGTTCAAAACAACGAGAAACAAGTTGCTGCTAACCGCAAGAAACAAGAGCAAATCACTTCAACCGGTCAAAAACCACAAGAGCCGGGTTACTTCGCCAATCTTTTTGAGGAACAAAGCGAATCTCAAATTTTGGATGTAACCCCGGCAAAAAAGTTTCCAATGATTGAGGAGGTAGGTCATGCATGAGATTACCTTGAACGAAGTGCGTCAATTAATCGCTTCTCTTCGCACTGTTTACGCTGCTCAGTTCAATAAGCAATTTCCAGCAACAGGCGAAAGTGCAATTCCTCTGTCAGTGGTTGAGCAAATCGCACTTAAAACACTGGTTGGCGTTCAACAAAACCAATTTAACAACGCACTTGCTCGATTACTTACAGCAGGTGGGCGTTTTATGCCGTCATTTGCTGAATTTCGCACCTGGTGTATCGGTGAAAGTTGGATGTCTCCAGAGGAAGCTTGGTCACGTGCATGTAAGTTTACGACTGACCGTACCGTGGTTATTACACAAATTACAAAATATGCATTAGACGAAGTGATGTATTTGATCGAAGCCGGCCAAATGCGAGCAGCTCAAGATAATTTCTTCGGGACCTACAACGTGATGGTTGCTAAAGCTCAGTTAAAAGGCCGTCAGCAAGAGTTTTACACTCCACCGCTACAACTAGAGCATAAAGAACCTGAACACACCCCAGTAAGCAATGACGAAGCGCAAAAGCATCTCAAATCTTTGATGGAAAGGTTAAGGATTAATGGCCGTAAACCAGCACCAGTACAAAAACTTCAGGCAAAAGAAAAAGAGCCTGAACTTGCAAAAGAATTAGGTCCAGATCCTTTCGATAATCCACATGAATATGCAGAGATGTGCCGCCGTGAAGGTATGCCGATTCCTAGAAATATTCTTCAGCTAATTGAAGGGGCGAATGTATGAGCCATTTCCAAGATAAGCATGTGATTCATGTTGATGAACAAAATCAAGTTATCAAGTTCACACGTAGAAATGAGATTGTGGAGTGTGATCACGGGCGTATTCAAATATCAAAGGAAGATAATGAGATCCTTTGTATGGACTGCAAAACAAAACTTAATCCAGTTTTATGGATTGCCAAATATTTAGACCAATTGAATCAAGTCACCCAACGTAATAACAGAATGCTGGCAGAGGTCCGTGAAATACAGGCAAAGCTTGAAAAGAAAAATAAGTTTATGTGCAAACACTGCCATGAAGTAAACACTATTGATTTTAAGAAGCTTCCTTCACAAGCAGCTGTAGTGCGCGGTATGGCCGTAATTGATCAAGAGTTTGACGGTATGAAAGTGGAGCATAGCCGATGAAGTTAACTAAACAGCAACGTGCTGAGCTAAAACAAAAGTTTGGTGGACATTGCGCTTACTGTGGTGAGTTGCTTGGCGATAAGTGGCATGCAGACCATATCGAAGCAGTGAAGCGAGATTTAATTCATGTGGGTGGTGGAAAGTTAATTACGGGTGAAATGACTAGACCGCAAAACGACACTTTAGAAAACATGAACCCTGCATGTGTTCCTTGCAATACAAACAAATCGTCTATGCCGCTGGAAGGGTGGCGAAAGATGCTTACACATTATCGTGATGTGCAGTTATTGCGTGATAGCACACATGCTCGTCATTTACTTCGTTTCGGTTTGATTGAAATTAAGACAAAACCTGTGACGTTCTTCTTTGAGAATTATAAAGGAGCCAGTCATGAGTGAGTTTGAGGGTAAATCTGGAAAGTGGGCTTGGGAGATTCAAAAAGAACAACAAGCGAATTTAGATGAGCTAAGAAGTTCAATTGAAAACCTAGTTCAAAATTATAAGCACGATGCCCATGCTTCAAGCCTTTTTGGCGATCAAGATAAAGCACGAGTTTATAACTGCTTTGCTAATCAGTTGGAAAATTTGCTGAAAGGTGGTGCTTGATGTCATCAGTCAGCATTGCTGAATACCGCAAGTTATTTCCGATAAAGAAAAATAAAAAGCGGCGTTCAGCAAAGCAAGTTGCCAGACAACCAAGTGTGGGTGAAATGGTTCTGGCAACGCATTTAAGAGCATGCAAGATCGGTTTTGAACAGGAATATAAGTTCCATCCTGAACGCAAATGGAGAGCAGATTTTTTAATAAAGGGTACAAAGATTTTGATTGAGGTAGAAGGCGGGATCTGGAGCGGAGGCCGTCACACAAGAGGCAAGGGCTATTTAGGGGATATGGAGAAATACAACTCCGCAGCAATGATGGGTTTTACAGTTTTACGGTTCAGTACAGAGCAAGTGAAAGCAGGCGTGGCGATTAAACAAATTGAGCAATTGGTGGGATGAAAATTAATATGCCAGTACAACACATTTTACAATCGGTCGATTGGTCTAAATATAGTTTTGAAGAGTGGTGCCGCCAGCTTGGAGCTTGGCTTAACGGCGATACCGAAACAATGGTCAAAATTGTTAAGACGATGCCAACAAAACGCATCACTCAAAAACAACGTGAAAAATTAATAGCAATGTATATGAGCGATGAAAATTTAAAAGATCGCTTATGTATTCGCCGTAAGGGTACTTGCTGTGAGTTAAATGACAATGAGGCACGTGCAATCCATAGATTGATTATTGATATTAAATTAATCGAAGACAACATTTTACAAGAATGGATTTCAGCAATTTGGTCACATCATGTTATGGGTAATTCATTACGTGATATTGCTCAAAGTAACGACACTTCAGTTAATCAAATCAGACAGGATTTAAAATGTGGTATGGCTTATATCAAAAGTCGAAATCCGCATTTCAGATTTGAAACTTTTGAAAAAACCACTTGAGTGTGCGCACGGGGTATGGCATATTTGTGATAACTTGGCGATTTAGTATAATCGCTGTATAAAACCTCGCAATGCGGGGTTTTTGTTTGTTAAGAAATTGAACCTGCTCCAAGTTAAACAGGAAGGCTCTAGTTCTTTTAGGTTAACCCTAGTAGCACTTTATATCGATTTTTTAGGCGACACTCTGTGACGTAAGGCTGTATCAACCCTTTTACAAGTATCATATAATTTTCAAATACCACTATGACAGAAATTGAGTTTTATAAAGTTCATGATATATCTCTGGAAGAGGAAGACTCATATGAGCAGCTTGGAACAAAAAGTAAGTTCTGGTATTTTGAACGTGATACAAATGAAAGTATTCTTTTCAAAAGCACAAAGACCAAAGAAGGTGCCAGACTTGGTGAAGATTGGTCAGAAAAGGTTGCTTGTGAACTTGCAGAGTTAATTGATTTACCACATGCTCACTATGAATTAGCAATATATAACAGTGAAAGGGGAGTTATTTCTCCTAATTTCATTAATGGAAAAGATCAACAGCTTTTAGCTGGTAATTTGCTATTGAGAAATTATTTGGATGTTAAGGATGTTAACCCTAACATTCAATATATTGATCATGTCCATAACATTATGATCAATATGATTAAGTTAAAACCAATTGGATCTAAAATTCTTTCTAATATAGAGTCTGCTAGTGAGTTCTTTGTAGGCTATCTTATGTTTGATGTATTAATCTCAAATCAAGATAGGCACAATGAAAATTGGGGAATGATCACTTCAATAACTGGTAATCACCTGGCTCCAAGTTACGATCATGGCGCAAGTCTTGCTAGAAATGAAAGCGATGAAGAACGAAATAATCGCTTAGAGACTAGAGATAATGGACGGAAGATTCCAGTGTATGTCAAAAGAGCTTTATCTCAATTTCATAACCCTTTAAACAATAAGCGGCTTAAGTTATTAGATGCTTTTCAATTGTATGGGTTAAAAGAAAAAGATGCAGCATTAGCATGGCTCAATCTTTTGGAAGAGAAAGTCACAGATGATTCAGTTGGGTTAATAATACAAAAAGTACCTCCAACTTTAATGTCTGAAATCGCAAAAAAGTTTACTGTCCAATTAATCCTTTGCAATAGGGATAATTTATTGGAATTGAGAAACAAATTTTTATGAAACTTTATATTGAGAGAGTGTCATTATGAAAAGTGTATATGTTATGTGGCAAGATATGGCAGACACAAGAATGTGGCATCCTGTAGCGAAACTAACACAGCAGTCAGAAAATGACTATTTGTTTAATTATACAAAAGGCGCCACTCATAAATCTTTTTCTTGTTTCCCTAATATGGAAGATAGAAACAAAGTGTATAGATCTGAAACGCTTTTTACTTTTTTTAAAAATCGTTTAATTCCTGAAAGCCGACCAGAACACGATAGTTTATTTGAATGGACTGGCCTTTCAGCTAATTCTAAAGATTATATCCAATTGTTAGCTATCTCTGGTGGTGAAAAAAAGACAGATCATTTTAGAATTGTAAATATTCCACAAAACGAAAATGGTTTCTATAAAACTAAGTTCTTTGTTAGTGGAGTGAATCATTTAACTGATCGTGAAAAGATTCACACAGAAAGCTTAAAAGATGGTGATCGTTTGGATTTTGAATTTGAATTTGATAATCCTTTTGATGATAAAGCTACCCTTTTATTTAAAGATATTAATAAAAAAGTTGGATATCTACCTCACTATTTATGTAATGACCTTAGGAAATTATTGGATTTAAGTGATAAATGTGAGATTAGTATCAATATTTTAAAAGTAAATACTACAGCACCAGCACAGTATAGAATTTTATGTGAGCTCAAGGCGCCATGGAAGAATGATTTTAGATCATTTGATGATGATGAGTTTAAAGATATGTGATTCTATTTTATAAGCCACCTTTGAGGTGGTTTTTTTATGGGTGAGAATAATGGATTCTACAGAATACTTTTGGCTTACAAGAAAAAAAGAACCTAAAACCAAGCCTAAAAGTAGACCATTGCCTAAGGCTAAAGAAAAATATCTGGAAGCTGAAGAAACGTTATTTCAAGAATTAGAAGAGCATCGAATTGGTTATCGAAGAAAATTCCAATTTGAATCAACCAAAAATTGGCGTTTCGATTTTTATATTGTGAAGTTGAATCTTCTTATCGAAATTGCTGGAAGTCCTTGGGCAGTAGGTCGCGGTGGCTCAAAGATAGCAAACGCATTATGTAAATATGATCTTGCTCTAGATCGAGGTTATGTATTTGAGCGTCTTGAACCACATCAAATTGAATCAGGTTATGCAATTAACTGGATTAAAAGCGAATTAGCGAGAATTGAAGATGGAACAGATCAGACCATTCCCACCGACTGATTTTATTGATCAAGCAGATAAAGAAGAAGCAATTAGACTAACACCGGCACCAGATCTAAAAAAATGGGTTGTTGCTAATTACTTAACTATTGGTGGACCTCTTTATAACCCCGATCATGATCACATAGCTGAGCTGCTTCACGATAATGAAGAATTTTTAGCATTTGCTTGGGCCTCTTCTGCATATAAAAGCAAGCAAGCTATGGTGTTAGGCCAGTGCGAAAAAGTCATGTTCAATGTTGGTGGCTGGCGTAAGGCCAGACAAGAGCAACAGATGCGAGACTGGTTCGGCTTTGTGCCAACATACTTAATAACTGTCGACGCTTCTTTCTGTGAGCGTGCAAACGATACAGAGTTCTGTTACTTACTTGAACATGAGCTTTACCACATTGGAGTGATGAGAGACGAGGACGGAGAAATTGTTTATAGCGATAGTTCTGGTCTTCCTAAGCACTATCTTGCAGGTCATGACGTTGAAGAGTTTATTGGCGTAGTTAAACGTTATGGACCAAGCAAAAATGTTAAGCGACTTATTGAAGTCGCAAAAAATCCGCCGTTTGTTTCGAATCTTGATATTTCAAAATGCTGCGGAAACTGTGTAATCAATTGAGCCAAATGGCTCTTTTTTTGCCCATTTTGTTATACGTAGTTATACGATGAGGAAGTTATGGCGACACTAAAAGAGCCTGTGAAAATCTTTATAGTTCAGTCTCTTGCTTGTCGTGATACACCTCAAGAAGTGGCTGAACTCGTAAAACAAGAGTTTGGCGTTGATATAGATCGTGTTCAAGTTGCAACTTATGACCCTACAAAGGTTGCTGGTAAGAACTTAAGCAAAAAGTATGTCGAACTATTTGAAAAAACCAGAGATGAGTTTGATAAAGGCTTAATTGATATTCCAATTGCTAATAAGTACTACCGATTGAAGCAATACCAAAGACAACTTGAGAAGACTAGAAACGTCAAAACAGCCTTAAAAATTCTTGAGCAAGCCGCTAAAGACATTGGTGGTCAATTTACTAATCGCCAAGAAATTACAGGCAAAGACGGCGGACCAGTCCAAACAGTTAATTCAGAAATTCCAGTTCCAATGGAAGATTACTTAAAAGCGCGGAGGGAAGTCTTAGATGAGTACTGATGCGGCTCGGGATAAAGCCATCCGGATCGAGGCGCAAGAAGATTTATATTTCTTCACAAGGTACATGTTTAAGGAGCGCCGTGGTTATAAATGGATGCAAAATTGGCACCACTTAGAAATCTGTGAAGCTTTAATGAAAGTTTATCGCGGAGAGATAAAGCGGTTAATTATTAACGTTCCACCACGATATTCTAAAACTGAAATTGCTGTAATTAATTTCATGGCTTGGTGTTTTGGTAAGAATCCAGACTGTGAGTTTATTCATATCAGTTACTCGGCAATGCTTGCCGCAAATAATGCCTTCCAAATACGAACCCTTGTGCAAGAAGAGGCGTATAGAAAAGTCTTTCCCGAGCTTACATTGCGTGATGATAGTAAGGCTAAAGACTTCTGGAGAACTTCCCAAGGTGGTGTCTGCTATGCGACTGGTACAGGCGGCACGATTACCGGTTTTGGTGCAGGAAAACTTCGTAAAGGCTTTGGCGGCTGCATTATTATTGATGACCCGCACAAAGCACATGAAGCTTCATCAAAAACTATTCGAGAAGGGGTAATTGATTGGTTTCAGAACACACTCGAATCGCGTACTAACTCGCCAGATACGCCGATCATTGTGATTATGCAGCGACTTCATGAAGATGATTTAGCTGGATGGTTGCTAGGTGATAGAAAAGACGGCGTTCCTGTAGCTGGTGGTAACGGTGAAGTGTGGGAGCATCTATGTCTTTCAGCTATTCAGGAAGACGGATCCGCACTGTGGCCAGCAAAACACAATATCCAAAAATTGAGGCTAATGGAGCAAGCAGCACCATATGTATTTGCCGGGCAGTACCGACAAATGCCATCACCGCCAGCAGGCGGTTTTTTTAAGCCCGACAATATTCAAATTGTTGATGCTTTGCCTGCGGATGTATTGAAACAAGTTAGGGCTTGGGATTTTGGGGCTACCGAAAATGAGGGCGACTTTACAGTAGGTGTGCGAGAAGCTCTAGGCGCAGATGGTTTTACTTACATTGTCGATGTAACTAGAGGACAGCTTGGACCTGACAATGTGAATAAGCGCTTAGAACAAACAGCAAAAATAGATGGGAAAAAAGTTTCTGTGCGTCTACCACAAGACCCCGGTCAAGCTGGTAAATCGCAAGCTAGTTCATTTGTGAAGCTTCTTGCTGGTTATAACGTGATAGCCAAACCAATTTCAGGTGACAAGCTCACACGGGCACAACCATTTGCGGCTCAAGTTAACGTAGGAAATGTACGTATGCTCAAAGGTGAATGGAACAAGGACTTTATTGATGAGCTTCGTCATTTTCCTAACGGTACACATGATGACCAAGTGGATGCAGCCTCAGATGCATTTAATGAATTACATGAAGGTTTTGAAGCCTTCTTTGCTGATATGGGATTTGCACGATGAGTGATGTAACTTTTCAACATCCTGAATATGTTAAAAACTTGCCATACTGGCAAAAACTTGATGATGTTTGTGAAGGTGAGGATGCAGTTAAGGCTAAAGGTGAAAAATATTTGCCGATGCCAAATGCACATGATAAGTCACCTGCAAATAAAAGTGCTTATGAGGCTTATCTTACCCGTGCAGTCTTTTATGAAGTAACAGGGACTACATCAAATAGTTTAGTTGGAGCAGCTTTTGCAACAGATCCAAGTTTTAAATTTCCTCCCGAGCTTGCTCATTTAGAACGTAATGCGAATGGAGCCGGTTTAAGTACTTATCAATTGGCTCAAAATGGAATTCGCCACTTATTGAAGCATTATCGTTGCGCTTTATATGTTGATTATCCTGATGTGCCACCAGCTCGTAATCTGGCGGAATTTAAAGCGCAAAAAGCCTATCCAATGATTCATTTGCTCAATGCCCTTGATGTAGTGAATTGGGATTCAGTAATGGTCGATAACCAGAAAAAACTTTGTCTCGTGGTTATCCGTGAATTTAGGTCTGAGCGCGGTGCTGATGGATTTAGTAAAACCGAACAAGAGCAATATCGTGTACTTCGTTTAGAGCAAGAGGGTAATGGGGAATATATTTATTCCGTTCAGGTGTATACAAAGGGTGAAAAGGGTAACTGGGTTGGCGGAGATAAGAAGTTTCCAACAGATTACAACGGGAATTTCTGGACCTATATACCTTTTACATTTGTAGGTGCAATTGATAATTCAGAAGAGATTAAAAAGCCTCCATTACTTCCTTTGGCTAATCTCAATTTAGCCCATTACAGAGACAGTGCGGACTTTCAAGAGTCCGTTTTTTATATGGGGCAACCTCAATATTATGCGAAGGGTGTTAATTGGGAGTGGTATGACCAAGCCAAGAAACGTGGCATCTACATTGGTGCGAAAGTACTTTTGCCTTTACCTGAAAATGGTGGTTTAGGAATTGTACAAGCCGACCCTAATACTCTTGCCCGGGAAGCGATGAAAGATAAGTGGGAAAAAATGAAGGAGATGGGGGCGCGTTTAATTGAGAAGGGCTCGGGAAGTAAAAAGACCGCTACCGAAGCGAATAGTGATGACGCCGTTCAGCATTCAGTTCTTTCGCTCTGTGTCGTTAATATGAATGAAGCCTTGTCAGCAGCATTACGATGGGCTGCTAAGTTTGTAACGCCTAATGTGGATGTTCTAACTAAAGATGATTTGATGTTCGAAATCAGTCAAGAATTTAACAAACAGGGTTATTTAGCTGAGTTAGCTCGACAGTTATTTGAAGCAGCTCTACAAGGCCGATCTTCATTTAAATCATGGTGGGAATACAACCAAACAGGTATGTTCCCTAAACAAAAATATGAAGAAGAGCTTCAGAATGTTGAAGCAGAGCAAGATGGGACTTTAAATCAAAAGGTAGAGTGAGAT